ACCAGCAGCCGGGAATTTTACAAAGGCTACTATCCTTGCTTTCCCTTGTGCAAAATCAAGTGCTTTACCGGCAACGGCATCAACTGGCAATAGATTTAACTGTGTGGTATTGATAACGCAGACAATAAATAGCTCTGTACCCTCTGGAGCTTCTTTATAAAATCCATTATTAATGGCATCAACTACAGCAACATTCAAAGGGTCTGCAAAGGCAAGTAATACTTGTGCCTTACTTTTAACACTGAAGCCAACTGAAAAGCCTGCAGTAGGTGCTGCAGGAATAGCCATAACTACCACAGGGGTACCAAAATCACCCGATGCCACTATGCCCAAATTCCCGTTACTTACGTTTACATCTGCTCCAGGACGATTCATAAATTAATTTTTTAAAATAGGAGCCTGCAATATGCAGGCTCCCGGTATTCATCTTCGGGGGTTGTTTTTATTTCTTAACATCTGCAGCTTTCTTATCGGCTAATGCCTTTTGTGCAGCGATATCATCATCAAGGATTTTTTTATCTGCAGCAATCTTTACCTCTGCAGCTTTTTGCTCTTCACTTGGCTCTTCTGCTTCATCAGTTTTTGATACTTCAATAGGAGCATCCTTTACTTTTAAAGAATTTTGGTGAGAGTTTGCTGCGTGCTTCTCAAAAAATGCCTGTCCGTCATCAGTAACAAACAGTTTGCTAACTGTAGGATGACTTGCAAAAATTTGCTTAGTGATTTCTATAGCCTCTAACTTATTCATATTAAAAATTTTACGGTAATTGAATGAATGCTTTTATTGATGAAATTGGCCGCGACCTACGTAAAACCTCATATCCTTCTCTGCTACCATCATCATTTGAATTTCCCTCAATAGTATGTACCATGCCCATTACGACAGCTTCCACAAACCCTGTATGGCCGGTCGTTGGCGAAAACTCCATTATAAAAATATCGCCTGGTTTAACGGCTGAACTTGTCTTAGGTAAAACCCTCAATACAGAGCGGTTAAGTTGGTCATGAACGCCACCGGTTTTAATAAGCGGATTAACGATATTAAGAGCCGCTGCAGCTTGATTGACACACCAGTACACAAATGCCATACACCAGGGATTGCCGGGAGCTAATCCCACACTTTTTTCGTATGCAGAAACCTGTGGGCCGCTATTGCTACCCCTGGGTATTTCCTCTACTCCAATCTGTGTGACGGCTATATTAAGTGCTGATGCTGATAACATTTTACTTATCGTTTAAAGAGAGCCAGTAACGTAATGAGTACACAAATACCAATAACCAGCCATCCCCACCAGGGCATTTTATAAACCTCCTGGACAATAGGAGCCGGGGTAACGGTTACATCTCCCCACACTTCCTTTTCCCTAATTTTTGCTTTTAAGCTATCTACCAGGACATTTAAAGAATCTTCTTTACAGGAAATGGTAATAACACCCTTAGAAAGAGAAGCTGTTACAGATGTGTGGCTGCTTTTACTGATTGCCGTTCCCCTCCAGTTTGCATTAGGGCAGGGTACTGTATCTGATAGCTTCACCGTATCACCTTTGATGCGAACCGGGGGGACGTGCAATGTGATTAGCCTGTCCTTATAAACAATACTGTCCTTTGTCGTCACTGTAGGACTAGGCAAATATTTTGTTGCTGCACAGCCTGTGAGTAATATGGAAAGTATCGTAAAATAAATAACCAGGTAAGCCGTAAAAGAGATATTAAGCGTCTTGTTCAAAATTTTATTTTTTCGGGTCTAAAAAGTTAGTATGCTGTTTAATGGCAAGAGCCAGAGAATCCCAAAGGGTACCTATTGCGAAGCCATGCCAGGCCTCTAACTGAAAATTGAATAATTCAGGAGCAAACCTTAAAGAAACCATCACGGCTAAAATGCCGCTCATTATCCGCTTGGCATTGTCACTGAATAAGTAAGACCATGAAAATTTGATTGGGCTACCGGTGCTCATTGGATTCCTAACGGTTGTACCCATTAGCAAAACAAAGAGTATCCCAATCATAGAAAATACAAAAGCTGCAGCCATGTTAGCGGGTGCTGTATCTCCAATAAGCTGATGTATAAACTCCTTTTTCATTCTTCATCTTCTTTATCTTGTAGTTCACTGTTTTTTCGTTCCTTCCTTATCTTCATAATATTCAAATAAAGAGAGGAAACCCCAACGAGTAAAGTAACAGTGCCTACAATTTCATTAAATGCAACTCCGATACCGATATTCAATAGCACGTTTATTCCAAACATTTTTATGCTCTCCAAGTCTAAATGTGAATGCACAGTTTTTTTTCATTTTATTCATGTTTCCTCTGGCTTACGGGCCATGTGGAAACTAGAAGTTTATAAACTTGCGTCCCTATAGATTAAGGAGCTTGTACGATTGCTACTACACCTTTACCATCAGCACGCTTAATTCTGCCACCCATTCTCATAATCATGGAATAGATATCACCATAGTAAAGCGGGTCATTTTGACGTTGGAAAGGCTTTGTTTCTCCAATGGCACGGCACACCGTGCTAGGATGCCAGCAAAGAGATGCCAGGTTATCAGTCGCTGCAATTGCAGCACCAAGAGCTTTTACAGTATTACCTGCTGCAAATTGTACTGCAGCGGTACGTGTATAAATATCAAACCCATGTAAGCGGCCACACAAGCCGGTTTTATTATCGGCAAATTGATTGAATGTATTGTTTTGGGTATCGGTTAAGCTGTCATAAAATCCCCCATACATATTGTCATCCATCAAACAAATACGGCCTTTTTTAGGAACGTTCTGCAGGTTCATGGCCACCATGGCTTTGATAAGGTCTTTACTGTTCAATTGTTTCCGGGTACCGGTTTGGCCTGCTACCGGTGCATCTGTCAAAGCTGTAGGCCCTCCGGTGGTATTGATAAATGTGGCGATATTGGTTGCCCATTTTATTAAGATATCATCACCGTATGTTTCACCGATGGTAAGCATGTGGTCACGCAATACGGAATCAATTTTATCATAGGAAATGGTCTGCAGGTCAATAAATGGAATATGTGTAGGGTCGGTAGTATAACTATCCAGGGCATAAGTTATATCAGTATCACCACGCTGAATGGCTACACCAGGATAAACTGAACGGTTCTTTTGAACTACTGGACTATTGCCAGCCTGTGAAATATGCACTACTGCACCGCCTAAAACATACCCGCTATCATCGGTACTCTCAAAAATGAATGAATTATCCTTTCTTAATTTCTCAATTACATATTTCTGCCAAATCTCAATATTGACTGCCATATTTAAGCTGCCATTAAGCAGGTATTTAGCAGGTACCAGGGAAGCCGTTAATACTGCCAGTGCAGTAACAATAACAGAAAACTGGGTTACAAAATCTGGGAAATTGATTTGGCTTAAGGTCAAAACAACCAGGAGCGAGAAGAGGACTTTAATAAATGATTTCATGTTTTTTTTTGATTTTGTTTGTTAATAGGGCACTCGAATTAAAAGCGGTAAATCAATATGAATGTGTGGAATTATTTAACGGCCTCTTCCACGTAATCAACTCCAAAATATTCCTTGTGCTTAATCTTGTAATGGGCTAAGCTCAATTCTTTCAAACGGGGCATTTTAGAGCTTAAGAATAACTCTTGCCCTGATAATTTTATCAGTTCTCCGATTTCAACGGCATGCTCTGCACCTGCTACAGAAAGGGTAGTAGCAACGGTTGTATGAGCCGGTGTAGAATCCAATAGATTTTTTACATCATCAAAATTTGCAGTAGCCAGCTTAACGTAAGTCTCCTTTTGTACTGGCAAAATCTTCTTTTCAGCAATGGCTTTATCAACCAGGGAAACAACCTTAGCCTCATTGGCTGAAGTCTGCATGGCTTTTAAAGCATTTTCAGACGTAAGCAGGTCTGCTTTCAGCTTTATATTTTCGGTACTCTGCAGTTTTAATGCAGCTAATACTTGTTCCTCTGTAGCACCTTCAGCAAGTTTAAGCTGTGAGGCAAAATCACTAAGTTTTATTAGCATGTTTTCTTTATTGTCAGATGTTATAAATAATTTGAGTAATTCATTGGAGCTTTGCAAAGCAAGTGGAGCACCTGCCTTATCATATAACTTAACCTTAAGGGCACCTCTATTACTACCAATATCAGTGAGTGACATTTCCATTAGCATGGAACGGGATAGACAAATAGCATCCTTTTTTTTGCCTTTCAAAAATTCAGTAGTAGTATTTACCTCTTCAGGTGATAACCCAGCACTACACATATTTACTATGCCATCTTCATATTTACTGCAAATGGTCATTGCAAAAGGGTCGTTTTCATCAAATGCAGGTAGGCCATCAATAGTGCCATCAGCATTTAATTTGATATCGGTCATGATACCAATAGGCAACCGTGTATCTCTATCGTGGTTCCATAAAAGAATAGGGTTTGAGTTATACAATGACATATCAATACCAGCGGTTAGCGTCCAAAACCCTTTAGAGTTTACACTCTCATCAGTAAATTTTATCCGCTTCTTTGATACCTTTAATGCCATTGTTTTTGTTTTGCTTATCGCTTTGTAGAATTCAAAAATACATTGGCAATAAACCTACTTCCAAACGAGGTTTTGACAACGTACTACCTATTGCGGCATAATACTTAATCGGTAGTAGCACCCTCAAACATTCATTTGTAAACAGGGGCCTATTTCAGGCAATTTTGCTAAAAGGAATTAATAATGACTTCTACCATTAAGGAAAAAAAGGAATATGCATGGCTACTATTTAAAGATGGTGCATATACGCAGAAAATGATTGCTGAAAAGGTAGGTGTTGCTGAAAGAACCATTACCGATTGGAAACAAAGAGAGAAGTGGGAAGAGAAAGCAAAATCCATCAAACAAACCAGGGAAGAGAATTTAATAAGCCTGCATACCCAGTGGGCTGCTATTAATAAGGAGGTAAAGGATAATCAGAAAAACATTGTTACCAGTGCGCAGGCAGATATCATTAAAAAACTATCAGCTTCTATAAAGGAACTGGAAAACGAAGTAGGCTATACTGAAGCCTACCAGGTAGTTAAGAAATTAATGAAGCATGTGCAAATTATAGACTTCGAAGCCTCTAAAATGTTCATTGATTTTGCAGATAGTTTTATGCAGGAACTCTTAAAACACGAAGCATAATACATGGCAGAATTCACCAGAAAGCAAATAGCCGCGCAATGGGATGATTTTAGAGAATCGGTAAAATCTGCAACTCCTGTAGATTATAGTGAAACTATTGCCGCCAAAAATAAGCGTATAAAGGATTTAGAAAAGGATTTTGAAAAATGGGTTGTTTACTATTTTCCAAAATATGCCTATGCACCTCCTGCACCTTTTCATAAAGCGGCTTCTAAGCGGCTATTGTCAAATATGGAGTGGTATGAATCCAGGAGCTGGAGCCGGGAGCTGGCAAAGGATACCCGCACCATGTTTGAGGTACTATATGCCACACTCACAGGGTTAAAGAAATATGTGCTGATGGTAAGCAACTCTGCAGACAATGCAGATACGTTTTTAGAGCCTTACCGGGTAATGCTTGATTCTAACCCACGCATCATTTTAGATTATGGAGTGCAGGAGAAAGTAGGCAAGTGGAATATCGGTGAGTTTACAACAAGAAAGGGTGTAAAATTTCGCTCTGTGGGTGCATTGCAATCCCCCCGAGGTACCAGGAATGAAGAGGTAAGACCGGATGTAATTGTCATTACCGATATAGATACTGATGAAGATGTACGCAATCCTGAAATGATAAAAAAGCGTTGGGACTGGGTAGAAAAGGCTTTAATGGGTACCAGGTCTATTTCACGTAAGACCTGGGTAATTTTTTTAGGCAATATCATTGCAAAGGATTGCTGTGTAGT